CTTATTATCTTCGTGAAAAACAATCTCTTTCCATTATGTTTTCCATATATCGTTACTCCAATTATAAATACTCAATATACTTAATCGTGCTTGTCCCTAACCAAGGGGGCATTTACCGAAATCTGCACTAACGCGCTAGGCTCCCATGTTTACTGCTTGTGATTGGTCGATATTCACTCACTGATAAACACCTGCGTTAGATTGTTTACATTATATTGATTATAACTGGCGATTGATAATAATAACAAATACTTACAACAACTTACACATGCATATGATTGGTTCTTACTGACTTTATACCTCTTGCCTAAATCTTTGTAAATTTCTTTAGAATATGATAGGTTCTTACTGATATAAAATCTCTTGCCAAAATTTTGGATGTATAAGTTTATTTACTAATAGCCGAATACCTTACGTCCTTACTAGCTTCAAATGTTAGAAACCTCTTGCATAAGCCTGGCGGCACATTAGTAAATTGATGTGAGTATAATAAATAAGATTGCTCTAGGCTAAGCCAACTCCATAATAACTGATTCTCGTAGCGGCACCTGTAATTGTCCCCGAAGTAGTCAAACCTGACACAGTTATACCTGACGTTGGAACATCTATTCTTATAGCAAATAAGTAAGATATTCTAGTCGCCGACACAGTAGCAACTACTCCTGCTAATGTATTACCAACGGAAGTAAATGTTGGTAATCCAGCTTGGACTAATGTGCTACCATCGAGGGTATAATTGATCAAGTAATGACCAGAAGTGGGAATAGTTAAGGTTGTGCCTGCTGGAGAAACAATTGGACCTAAACCACCAGTTGTAACGGTGGTTGTACCTAACCATGCTGTATTTGAGACCCCTGCTGAAGATAAAATTTTAGCTGATGTACTCAGAGCATATGCGGATAAATCAAATTGAGGAGTAAATAATTCGACTTCAAAATCGACATGTAACTCTCCAATCACAGAAGTATCAGCTAAGCCTGATGTACAAACAAATAAATTTCCGACGTCGTACAAAAGTAAGTCTTGTCCAGTAACCAATGCGCCGTATCGAAGAAATTTCTGATTAAGCTTGGAGAGATCAGCTGGAGAACAGACATAAGTGAATGTTTCCCAGACTGGACCTCTAATCGCATTGTTGTAGGCCAAGGCTTGAGCCTTAGTAGTTGGTGGATCATCATTAGGATCAAAATCTACAGTTAACATGATTGAACCATTGGTTGCTGTTGACTTCGAACTTTCAAAAGTAAATGCCAATCTTTTAAATCTGTATGTTTCGTAAGCGACGGCCATAGTACCTAACCAAGGAAAAGTTGCTACTAATCCTGGATTGATATTATACTCTACACTTGCGAAATTTACAGATCCTAAAATATCAGCTATATACTCTTTATGTCTAACACAAACTCTTCCATCACCTGGTTGTTTAGGCATAGAAAATTTTGGTTTAGACAACTTATCAATTTTGGCTTTAGCGGCTGGCGCTGAAACCACTTTTGTTGTTGAATTTTTAATCTTATTTGTGGTGGTATTTCTCTTGTTATTATTTTTAGATAATGGACCTGGATTCTTTTCTACATCACCATCTCTAGACAGATCTTTTATATATCCATTTATCTTATCGGCAACGATAATTTTATTGCCATTGATCACAATTTGAATTTTACCTCTTAAAATCTTATCATGTATGATCTCATCTTCATAACCAAGTTGATGTAACCAATTGATTAATGAATTGACATCACGCATGGTATCAATTTTAATAGGCCTGTCAAATGTATGCTCTATTCTTTGTTTTATTTTATTTAATCTTGTTCTTAAATTGCTCATTGTATTTAGATACGAATGTGTTAATCTCTGAATTAATGTTTTGTGAGTTGGGAACTCTATCACCGGATTTAAAATATTTCTCTAATGATTTTTGCTCTAAAATATCAATGCCAAAAGCTTTTGAAAAACTCAAACGCGTTTCGTTATTTATTATTTTAGTTTCAAATTTCAATAAAGGAAAACTCTGTGATATTACTTTTATAATAGTCTTGCCGGTACCGACTAGATCCAATAACCAATTACCAAATTGTTGTAAGACTGGCACCCCTTGATTTAAAGATAATTCAGCATAAGCTAAACTTCTAATCAAAGCAGTATGTTGTTCAATTGGTAAATCTGTGTATTGTATTCTACTCAATAATCTAATTGGATTTCTTATCATTTGATAATTCCCATCAATCAAAACTGGATTACATTGACAAAAAGATATTTCTTCTAATTCATTAGCTGTTTGTTCTAATTTAGTAACCATCCCGAAGTCTGAAAATAAACTCATGGACTCTTTGATATCCAATTTCTTATATTCACTATACTCCAAAAAGACTACTGAATCATCTCCATTTACCACCACTTTTGATGATGGAAAAACAGATTTTAACATTAATAAATTTAAGATAGAATTACCTATTGATGTGTTGTATTCCCCTGACATTCTGCAACCTCTAGTCACGTACTTTAAACCGTTTGATGTTTTACCTTTATTCTTTAATTGTTGAGACAATAAATGTTTCAAATGTTTATTATTATTTGATAACTTATTAAACACTAATTGTTCTAATTTTAATAATTCTAAATTAACATGGCCGTCAAATTTACTGTGATCTAAACATAAAGCAATTGGATTCTTAAAAGAAGACCAATGCTCGCATATTAAAGATGCAATATCATTTGAGTTTCTACCATAAGTAAAATAAGAATTTACTTCTTGATTCATAAACAATTTAGTATTGGATTTTACATTATCTATAATAGGTAACAAGTGTTTCTTCAACAAATAAATATATTCGTATGACCTGTGTTGTATCATTCTAGGAGGCTTACCTTCCTCCATTTTAGACGTATCCATCTTTTCATATTTAACAAAACCATTAATACCATATAAATCTTGTTTAGCCATGCCATTGATTAAATTATCATGTGCATTTGCATATCTCGCTTTAACATGTTGTGGTGTTCCTAACATAACTTCAGCAAAAGTACTAGGTTTATAATCGAATAAATTAACATCAATAAATTCTTGTGCTAACTTTATTAATTTATTCGTACCATAAACATAATTAACTCCTTCCTTAGTTATACTGGGCATATCTGGTAATATATGTCTATTAATGATCCCGTTATATTCATTACATGAACATTGATTAAAATAAAATTGCCTAGTAACGCCTAGACCTGGAAATTTTAGAATGTTAAAATATTTCCTGGTTTTATGAATGCCTACATCGATGAACCTGGATTGTAAATAAACCTTTTCTGTGGTTTTACTAGGCTCTGAGGATATTTCTACCCTTTGATGTTTGTCAGATTTTGGTACCCTGCACTCAGTGCAATGGGCATCCAGGACATGTAAGCATCTTTAAGCGGTTTCTTTGGTTAACAAGTTACTAGCAACCTCTAGTAACCCATTAGGAGCTCCATCCGTAAATAGAGCACCCTCTCCAAATTTTCTTTGGAGGACATTTTCTTGTTTAAATCCTTTTCCTTCTGTGGCTTTGTTATGTTTAGCCAAGATGTTGACATTATAGGGTTGTGTTATTGTGGATTTCATCATGCCTTCTGCTGAATGTGGTAAATATGCATTATTAACTGCATATCTTATGATGTTGTACTCTTCCCAAGTATCACAGTCTAAACTGAACTTTCTTTGTAAATATATTCTACATTCAGATCTCATTTGTACAAAGAGCTCTGTTGTTCTTTTACTAAACATATATTTAATTCTAAGATAATTCAATAATGAACTATAAACTTCATTCATATCTAAGTGAACATACACATTCTCATAAACCAAATCTTTTACATTATAATCATCAACTGCCTTACTATCTAATATATGTTTTCTATATTTTATAGTAATATCAGCATCTTGCTTATAATCTTTCAATAAGGTCTTATCGTCTGTTTCTTTCTTTAGATATTTGCTATCTTTTGGTGCATCCTCTATTCTTACCAATAGGTCACCATAATCAACATCATCTTCGTTTAGAATGGGTATACCATCCACTTCCTTACATTCATCTTCCCCAGCTAAGTATTCATATCTAGCATAAGTTGAAACACCTTCAAGTGCTGCAATAGTATCAGTTATTTGCTTCGTATTCATTCTATTGCGCATTCTATAGTATTTCCTAGCATCGATCTTCTTTCTATTAGTTAACAAAGCTTCACTAACATCATTGATTATTATTTTACCTTCTTGAACTGCCGAGTCGATTTTTTTATCGATTTTATCCACGACATATTCCCCATCAATGGTGCCAGTAACGTTTGTTACCTTCTTTCCAAAAGTTTTGAACATACGGCCTAGTGTAAAAGGCTTTCTAACCCTGTTGGGAACAGGATTAGACATGATTAATTTAAATTATAATGGAATTTAATTTAAATGGACTTGTG